GCTTTGATTAATATCAGCATTCCAATGAATATATGCAATTGGCACATCAGTATCAAAATCAAATTCTGTTGTTTTATTGCTTAATAATCCAGTATCTGTATCAAAATGAATATAATTCAATGCCGTTCCGGTTCCTATAACAACAGTCTCAACTCCGGTTTTTGATACTTTCACTCCTTCGATATAAATATCATATTTAGAGCCAGTAGGTTGAATAGTAAAAGTTCTAGTACTATCATTAAAACTAATAAGGCTATCTGCTCGATTTACGAATCCTTGAGGTTCTTGAGAAAGAACGTTGATCTCGGTATGAAGATTATTTAGTATTAATATTCCAGATGGATCGTTATAATCTATATAAACTCCAGTACCAGCAACTGGTAATAGACCACTAACAGAGCTATTAAAATCAGTAATATCACTACTAGTATGAGTATGGCCGCTAACAGAAACTATAACACTATTAACTAATAAATTACTGCCATCAAATGTGAGATTACTTTCTGCATTAATACCAGTAGCTGTTCCGTCGCTTGTGAGTATTCTATCATCGCCATAATTACTAATAATTACATTTATACTTTCGCCCTGTATACCCTGTATTCCTTGTGTTCCATCAAAACCTTGAGCTCCTTGAATACCATCTAATCCTTGGATACCTTGAACTCCCTGTTCTCCCTGAATACCCTGAACTCCTTGTTCCCCTTGTATCCCTTGAGTTCCTTGCATATACGCATCGGATCCTTGAATACCTTGAATTCCTTGTATGCCTTCTCCTTGAACACCCTGAATAGTTTGAGCTATTAATATAACCCAATAACTTCCATTAGTTGGATCAAAACCAGAAAATCCGTTTTGGATAGCAGCGTATGCGTATGTTCCATATGCTACTATATCATTTTGATAATAGGTTGTAAAAGAAGTGTATTCTCCACGAAAATTAAGAGTTGGTATTGATCCTTGAAGTCCTTGTACTCCCTGATATCCATCAAGTCCTTGAACGCCTTGATCTCCTTGAATACCTTGTATTCCCTGTTCACCTTGTATGCCTTGCGTACCCTGCATACTGGCGTCAGAGCCTTGTATACCTTGAACCCCTTGTTCTCCTTGAATTCCTTGGGTGCCCTGCATAGTCGCGTCAGAGCCTTGGATACCTTGGATACCTTGAATCCCTTCTCCCTGGACACCTTGAATACCTTGAATTCCCTGCTGACTAGCGTCTGAGCCTTGGATTCCTTGAACTCCCTGTTCGCCCTGTATGCCCTGTATGCCCTGTTCACCTTGTATACCTTGAGTTCCTTGGATACTTTCTCCTTGGATTCCTTGAACTCCTTGAGAGGCTATTAATTGCCAGTATGTAGCATTTGGAGGAGCAACTTCCACAGCTGTTGTTTTAGCAACATAGCTCGATCCTTGATATGACACACCATCATTCGCATAGTAAGTTGTACTTGTCCATTCACCAAGCCAATTTATAACAGCTGTGGATCCTTGTATTCCTTGTATACCTTGTATCCCTTGCGTACCTTGCATACTAGCATCCGAACCTTGAATACCTTGAACTCCTTGAGTACCCTGTAAAGGAACAGGAATAAGCCCACTAACAGCAGAGTTAAAATCCGTAATATTCGCGGCCGTGTGGGTATGTCCACTAACACTAACGACAGTACTATTTACAAATAAATTTTGACTAAAATTACCACTACCAGTAACATTTAAATTGGTTCCATCAAATGTTAGATTACTTTCTCCGTTTATACCCGTACTAGTACCATCACTAGTTAATATTCTATTATCTCCAGCGTTAGATATTGTTGCTCCGCCACCAGAACCACTAGAAGATATTGTAAGAGTATTAGAGCCATCATTATACGATATGGTAATACCACTTTGACCAATTAGAAAACCACTAGCTCCAATCACATCTTGTACAGCTTCGTTAAAACCACTAATAGCACTAGTTGGAATATTATTAGTATTAATTGTTAATGAGCCACTATTAGATCCTAAATTTAGACTAATACCAGTACCGGCCACAAAACCAGATGGTATAATATAAGAATATGGCAGAGAGTTCCAGGCAGTGGTTCCATTTCCTATTTTTAGTCTACCAGTATCAATTTCATATCCAGGTTCTCCACTAGCTAAAGTAGTATTTTGGCTGACCCAATCAGCAGCATTGCCTCTTTTTAGTTTAATTTGTACTGGCATAATGTTTTTCCTATGCTAATGATGTGATATATATTATATACACCTAAAAAAAAAGGCCGGCGACAAGCGCCAGCCTTCTTTTCTAAGCACATTAAAAACTGATCAGAGAGAGCCAAGAAGAACTCTACGATTATCGAGAACAGCAAAACCCTGTTCAGCCCAACCATAGAAACCAGCTCGCTTTTGGCGATGTAGTGTATCGTCTTCGAAGATTTGAACTTCTTGACGAACTGGCATAATGAAACTATCTCTCTTGCGAAGATCAAGACCAACTACTAGTTCAACGTCAGTGGCTGGAAGAGCAGCACCAAGAACGTTTTTGTAGAATAGTTGATATTGTTGATCTTCACCAAGCTCATCAAGATCATGTAGATTGACACCGAAAACTCTGTTAAGAGTGCCGTCGGCGGCTACATAAATCTCACGACGAGTGATTTCGTCAACCTGATCAACTCCCCAGTTGCGGATGTCTTCCATAGCTTCTGGAGAAACATAAAGATCAGTTAGTAAACCACGATTATTGCTAGCACTATTACCACCACCATTTCTGCGCATAACGGTCTTCATGAGACTAACTAAACGCTTGGTGAATTGACCAGCATCAGCATCACTATCATAAACTACGATGTTACGATCAACACCAGCAGCAAGTAGTGTGTGCCAACCATCGTCATTCATCTTTTTGACGAATTGAGCTTCAAGAACTTCCATAGCACGACCAACAACGTCCCAACGGGCATCGCGGGCATACTTTAGAAGATAGTCGATACTAGCACCAATGTCATAGGTTGGAACCATGACATAGTCGCCTTCAACATGACGCTGTGGAATATAACCATGATTTGGAATGGTATAAGCCACAAAGTCTTTTTCAGTACCTGGAGCAAGAAAATCTAGTGGAAATTCTGGAGTAGCACTTTGAGCTAATACGATTGGCTCGAAAATACCATCAAGAATATCACCATTTAGAACACCTTGACGAAGAGGAAGTTCTAGAGCTTTGGCAAATTCAGCATTAGCGCCAAGAGCTTCTTCTTTATTTAGCGAACCAGAACGAACAAGAAGATTTGTTAATTCTGGGGTTGCTTCAAAACGTTTATTGGCCATATTTTTCTCCCTTATCATGTTATATTAATGTCTACTTTTACATAACTATCAGCATCTTTGGTGCTTAAGAATCTACCAACCTTGGTGCTACCAGCTAATGCTGTTGGTGTTAAAACACCGTTGACACCATAGTAAGCATCGGCACCAATTGTTGGAGTGCCACTAACTACGTTTGTGGTCACCTGACCCTGACGCAATAGTGTTACCTTACTACCAATCTGAACTTCATCTTTATGCCAATTGATATGTTGTCTTGTTAGATCAAGACTAACAACGTCATTTAGAAGTAAGCCAGCTGGTTTAGTGCCCGATTGATTAGCAGCATATTCTACAACAGCACTGGCATCGTCCATACTTACGCCACTGCCGCCGCTGAGATGCACAACTATACCACCACGTTCACCTGTTTCGTTCATGAAGAACGAAATATCTGTGTATGCTTCGATACGATCTGGTTTTAAAGCCATGTTCACTCTCCCTTATTTAGTTTTTTACCTAGTCTGTTATAAACAAAATCAACTAAAGCAGCTCTTGTATTTTCAACTTCAGAAGCTGTTTCTTCATTACCAACACTAAGATCAATGGTTTCTTCTGTTTCAGCAGTTTCTAAAACTTCGGATTCAACAGAATTATCTTCAGAAGCCTTCTTTTTCATCATCATTGCTTCTTCTTCCATTTTCTTTTTCTTCATTGTCATTGGTAGCATAGCAGCAAAAACTTCTGTCATACTATCAAAAGAAGCGTCATCAAGACCTTCAAACTTTTCAACTGTACTTGTAGCAAGTTCAGTCTCGAAGCCGGTTTCAAGAAGAGTAGCCATTCTTTTCATCTTCTTCTCTTTTTTCATCATGTCAGCTTCTTTATCTTTATAAGCAGCAAGAATTTCGTTGGCAACATCAAATTCTGCTTTCATTTTCATCATTTCTTCTTCTTTTTTCTTCATATCTTCTGTCATCTTCTTAGCGGCTTCTTCTTTTTCAAGAACAGCAGCATCAAAAGCGGCTTTGACTTCAGATAGTTCGGTTTCTGTTGCTTGTAGTTTAGCGGAGAGTTCTGTGTTTTTACTCTCTAGATCAGAAGCTAAACTTTTTGCTTCAGCAATAGCGTCTTTGCATTGAGCCATAGCTTCAATCTTTTCTTTGATTTCGGCAACTTCTTTTTCTAAACTCATATCGTTCTCCTTTAGGTTTGCTTGATTTGAAAATACACCTATATTTTCAAAATTGTCATTTTTTTCTTTGACTAACTCTAGATCAGCAACTTGCTTATCAAACTTTAAATTATTTTGAGTAAAAATAATACTCTCTGGATTAGCAGGCTTGTCTACGAAACCTTTTCCAGAAAATGTTATTTGTCTTAAAACTCTACCAATTTTATGGTCCTGATATTCTCCAAGACCACCATATGCTCTAAGATGTTTTGTTAAAAAGGCTGTGTCTTCGCCTCTGTTAAGTATTTTATAAGCACCAGTAGTTTTATTAACTAAGCCATAATCAAATCCTTTAAAGAAACATTCCATACTAACATATTTAGTACCATTTTCAATTTCGGCTATTAATCTCTGTGCTCTTTCTTTTAGATCGGGTTCGGTATAACCAACATAAATTACTGAACCAGTTAATATATGATATTTTTCTGGTAAATTTTCTAACGGCGTAGATTGATCAATTAAAATACCATTATCAGTAATTGGCCAGTTAGATGTTATGTGACCAACTATAACACCTTCATTGTGTTCTAGATTGGTTGGTTTATGTATGGGAGTATTTCTAGCTGCCCAAACCTCAGCTTTATCAAATACATCATCATTTTTATTCCAAGAAGTTGTTACCAATATTGATTGAGTATAATATAAGTCTTTATCCTCTAGACCGGCTAACACTTTAATATCTGTTTTTTTTGTGCAGAATGTGTTTGATGACGGTTCTACTGATGAGGCGTAAGTGATAGAGGCTTTGCTTGATAATATCTCTTCAAGACCGTCTTGAATTTCAGATGCAAAAATTTTCATATGGTGCTTTCTTTATTAAGATTTGGTCTATTAAGATGAATACACCAGTTGATATAAATAAGATTTAGTATATTTAGTCTCGTCTGCGGTAAGTTGCCTATTTATTTCATTATTAAGAGCTTTATTAAATTCTTTATATTTATTATATTTATGATTTATGTCAATACTATTAATAGTATTGAGTTTTGCTAAAACCAAGTCCTCCGTAACATCCTCAAAAGGTTCTATGGAAAATAAGATTTTAGCTTTTGTTGCTTCTGCTTCATCATACTCTGTGTGAGATAAACTTCTCATATTTTTTTTATGATAAAAATCTAGTAATATTGGATTTATGATGTCAGATATTTTATCTTGTGCTTCTATATTCCAAAGATTTAAAGATGCACCAGTTTGTGGGGTGAATTCTTTCTGTTTTCTTTGTTGAGAATCTTTGCTGTTTCTTGGTCTACCTTGTTGTGGTTGACCGGGTAATTTTTCTGAGATATTTGATGATGGGACTGTTATTTTTGGCGGAATGATTTGGCTTTTGATTTCGACCGCATTCATTTCTCCTTTTTTCTTTTTATCTAACTCTAAGCCAATTTGACTAGGAGTAGCCAAACCAAGTTGCATCGCCATCTTCTTGGCCGTATTTTCAAAATTAGCATCAAAATATGGGCCAGCTTTTCTAACCATACGTTTACTCTTACGTTCTCTATCTTCTCTATTGAGTCTTGTTTTCTCGGTATCCGGATCAAAACCAAATACTCTTTGGATCAACTCATCAGAAACAAGATTTCTATCAGCTAGTTGTATCAATAATGCTTTTTCTGCTTCTTCATTGCTAAGATCCATTCTATCAAATTCTATTTTTGCTGGAAATCTAAAACCCATGGCCTTTTGAACCATAGCGATTTCTTTTTTCCAAAATGCTGCTAATACCTTGCGACCATACTGTAATCTTTGTGTTAGGGTTTTTAAGCTAATAAAATTATTAGTAGTACCAGCAGCACCGTATGTTCCTGTAAGAGTTGGAGGAATGCCAAGACCAGCATAAACACTATTTAAATGCGGTGTGTATTTGCCTTCTCCTAAAAATTGATGAACACTAGTTTTGCTTTCTAGCATTTCAATATCTGGTCCCCATACTAAATCAATTGTACCACCACCAACATTATTTTGTAATATACTACTAAGTTTATTAGCAGCTGCTGGAGTTGGAGCTATCTTGTGCTCAAGACTACCAAGCTTAAATATTCTAACATTACTAATAGCACCATCAAGCGCTGCTAAGTCAGCTAGTTTTAGTTTTTCTATAATATTAATATCATCCATAATACTATAAATCATTGGATATGCCCATGTTTTCCAATCGTCTTTTTTATAGTGAAAAACAAGAGTTTTATCAACATCTAATAGATATGGTTTTCTGGTTTTGGCCGCATCCACAATAGCGAATGGTAATTGACTAACGATCTTGCGTTCAGCATCGCTCTTTGGACTATTAATTATTTTTCGTAGACCCGCTGGAATAACAATAGAATATGTTTTATCTCCAACAAAAGAAGATAGTGGACCAGCAACTACATCGACAAAAACAGGATCAATAAAAGTATATTTCCAAGGAATTTCTCTTTTTTCTATTTTAGCTTCGTCTTGCGTAACTACTAGATCTGGGCTACCAACGCTTTTATATAAATTAGTTTCTACCTTTAAGCTAATTTTAGCTGTTTGTCTATTAATAACAACATTACCAACACGATATAAATTATTTAAAAATCTTTCACTGCGTTCTTCACCATTAACTTTATCAAACCAGTTTCTATAAAATCTTTCTATTTTTTTATTAGGATGAACCAATCTAATTCCCTGACAAGCAAAATCACCCATTAGATCAATTACATTTTTTACTAATCCAACTCTATTATAAATTACATCAGCTTTAGTAAGTATTCCTTTGATATGAGTTGGAATACTTTCTTCTGGTCTAAAGTAATCGTAGTCACTTCTAGTTAAACCAGGACGTCCACTAGTTGGACCATCTAAATTACTAAAATCTAGACGATATCGACTATTATTTGCTACGGTTTTTTGAATAACAGTAAATTCATCTAATGCTTTAGAAGCTTCATTTAACGCGGTTCTTTTATCTTCTAAATTTTCATCACCCCAAGTTACATAAGCTTGTTCGGAAGGTGTAGACTCTGCATTTGGAATGGCCGAATTAGTTTTATTAAGATTTTCTTCCATAATTGTATTATAATTCTATTGTAATGGATTTATACTTGATATATACACAATTATCTGTAAATCCCTTTATATATATCATAATTCGCTCCACTGGTAAACCAAGTTGGTCCTTTATATAGCTCTCCATTATTTTTAGTTTTGTTGCCTTCTCTTAAATTTGAACCAATAATTTCAAAATTAACTGGCTCATTGGAACGATTATATTGTCTAGCTAACATATTAGCAATAACTAAAGCACTATATCTATCTTTTCTTAATTTACCTTTTTTACCATTTGGCAATTTAACTTCCGGAGTATCCCACCTATCTCTACCTCCAGAACCAGTACTGGTTTGAGACATCACTATGGTTGTAAGCTCATTTTTCAGTTCTTCTATTTCTAAAATACAATCACTTTGATTATCATATATATTATTAAAATCAGTTGTAGTAATATCTTTATTTTCTGCGTCAAGAGCTAATACTAAACTTAGTTGATCAAATCTAGGAAAGAGTAGCATCTTATCTTCTAAATCTTTTCTTAATCCATGATTTGCCTGTGCTGTCCAATCTGCTCGTGCGAACTGCACTAATTCCAAAATATGAAGTCCCGACTTATCATCTGTTTCTTTATATTTATCTTCAATGACTGGCCAAATTAATTGTTCACCCTCGTCTAATTTGCCAGGATCATGTAGAGCCTCCTCTATTGCTACGCCACCACCCTGAGCATCCATTCCTATTTTATAAGGTGGAAAGGTTCTCATTAAGTTTCTGATTTTTCTAGCACAAAATCCATAGAAATCGTATTCGTTGACTAATCCAGTCTTTTGTCTTTCTTTAAAATTACTACGATTAGTAGTCCAACAATAAACTATTCTATTATGATCTGGATGTAATTCAATAATTATAATACTAAAATTATCTTTTTCTGAGGCGGGATCGATTCCATAAACATATTGATGTTGTGGATTACCCTGAGTAGCTGCTTCAAATAGTATTTGTCTACCATTTAGTAATAATGGTTTAGTATCAGTAACAACACAGCTTTCTATTAGGCTTCTTCTAAAGAATCCGTCGCTGTCCTCTGTAAAACAAGCAGCATATTCCATATTGTATATACCAGTATGAATAGTTGCTTTAGCTCGACTAACTTGTTTATCATCCATAAAACCCTTGGGAATTAGTTCGTATGGCATTCTAATAATACTATAATCTTTCCAATTAAAACTATCTGGTACTTCGCCATTAAAAATTTCTTGTAGTTTATGTTTATCTCCGCGACTTTCTATAATACTTTTATATCTTTTCCAATAATTAGCAAAATGTTTAAAAGCATAATCAGCAGTACCTGATATAATTGCTTGATTACCTTTTTTGATTTGTACAGCTTCTAGTTCGTCATTCCATAATCCTACTTCTAATAACGCTTGTTTCTTTGCTTCTTCTTTAACATTCTGAATAGGATTAGCACTAACAGCAGCGAAGCCCGAGACTACTGTTTCGTAGATATCAGGGGATATTGATGCGAACTCGTCTGCTATGATGATGTGTGCTCTAAGACCTCTGATCTTACTACCATCACCCATAGGCACAGCAATTGTCCAACTTTCGCCTAATCTTAAGGTACATCTATCAACATCTCGACGCGGACCATCATTGTTTCCAGTAAAGATACTTCGTAATATTGAACTATTGCGCCATAATGTTTCCATATACTCGAATATAATTTTACTTTGTCTAAAAGCAGCACCAACTACTACTATCTTTGTGCCAGGAACCATCATGCAGCGTAATACGCAATAAAGCGCCATCAAAAAACTTTTACCAAAACCACGACTCGCTATGAACATTGGAAATGGACGAACCCAAAACTCTTCTAAAATAGCTATCTGAATAGGATGAAGTTCTATATCAAATAATAATTTGCATGTGCTACCAAAATATTTAGGATCTCGTAACATGCGCAATAAATGAAGATCTGGATTTTCTATATCCTCTTTAGATCGTCCAATCATAGGATTTTTATCTAAGATTATTTTGGATAAATCTCCTAATCCAAGCCATGCGTCTTCGAATACTTTTTTATTTATTATTATATCGTTCATATATTCTTTTCATTAAACTAACAGAAAAACGCTCGGCGTTTGATGGATTATCACAAAATACTATTTGTATATTATATTCTAATTGTATTTCTATTAATCTTTTAATTATATAATTTCCACTAATTCTTAATTTGTCCCACATTTTTTTAGGAATATCACTACCAATCGGAAAGTCGTATACTTCGTTTAGAGAAAATTCAAATACCATATATGAGTGTTTAATTTGACTTAATCTTTGTAGAACATCTTTAAATCTACTTTCGCTAAGATTTGTGGCTAATTCGCTCACACTCTTTTTTCTCTCTATAGCTAATATGTTTTCAAATCCTTCAATACTATAGTCTCCAGTATCCAGCTTCTTTTTAGCTGTTTCGTGATATCCAAACTCCCAAGGAATTTGTTCGCGTGTGTCTATGATTATAGTAAAAGGATCTTTGTTCATTGTGTTACTAATTTGGTGAAAAATTCTCTATAGCTATCTTCATCATTTTTAATAAGTTCGTGGTGCAGTCTACAGAGAGTGATACCATTTTGAGGATGAAATCTTAGACCGGGAAAATCGGCCCATTTGTATATGTGGTGGGCTTGTAGTTTTTTAGTATTAGTACAATTTGGCCATTGACACTTGTGGTTGTCTCGTGCATATATTTTTTTGCGCCATTCTTTGTATTGGGGATCTTGATAATTTCTAGTCATCTAGCACGCTCTCATGATTTAAGAATGGTTTATCAACTTTGCCATCTTGATATTCGTGATAATCATATAATTGTTTTTTATATTTGTCCGTGGCCATACTAAGAATTTCCATTTCGCGCCCCTCTTTTTCTCTTACTTCTTCGTCTTCTAACATTCTTATAAGACCAACCCAACTACTTTTACCATCTTCTATTCTTTTGATTCTTTGCTCTCTTGTGGCTTTTAAATCTTTGCCTATTTTTTGTTGCTCGCCAAGTAGTTTAGTATATTCGTTTGTGTAACTAGCTATACTATTACGAGCAAAACTTAATTGAGTTTCTAAATTAGCCAATCGTGGAATATCTCTTTGATCTTCGGGTTTATCATATTCTTTATCCACTAATTTTTGTAATTTTTCAGTTTCAGCAATATGTCGCTTGCGCTCTTTCATGCTTCTATTAACCAGAATATCTATGGTAATAAATTGTTTGATTTGAAGTTCTTCGGCGGGTAGCACATCCTCGCGGAACTGTTTAATTAAGCCTATCCATGTGTTCTCAAAATATTCTAGTTCGCCACTTTCACTATCAAATTGTCGTAATATTTCGTTCCAAAAAGTTTTACTATGTAATTTTCGAACTAGTATATCATTTTCGCTTTTTTCTTCTAGAGCATATAGATTATTTTCTTCTATGTATCTATTAACTGGATCAATATTACGATTAAGTTGAGACGCAATATTCTCCACACTCATAGAGTCTATACTATCTCTTATGAATTTTTCTTCGTCTAAACTTAGTTGTCCTCGTTTTTTTGGCATAGTATTTCCTGTATTTTGGATAATAGTTTATCTCTATCGGACTTAGCTATTTTAGAACCATTTTTTAGTTTAAGATAAATTGACCTATATTCCCCACTAAGTTCACTATCTAAAATTTTGAGTATCTCAGAGTTTTCCGCGGATAATGTTTCGTTGCTAAAAAATATGTTACTATAATCTTTAACTTCTTCTATGGTGGTAAGATGCATTAGGTTCTTTTTGCTTTCGTTTCTTTTGCTCCAAGAAGAGTATAAATCACAATTATTTTTATTCGAATATTTTGTGCAGATAGAGAGGGTTTTATCAAATAGTGGACAAGAATAACACGGCTTGTCGGGCCTTTGATAGTTATCTCTTTTATAATTAAAAAGTCGATTGCGAACGTGGGTCCAAAGAAAGTTTTCTAGGGGCCTTTTATGATCATAATTTTTTAAGCCTTCTAAAGCAAAGATACTTATCTGTTGCTTCATATCTTCTATATCATGATAGCCAAATTTAAATTTGTAAGCTAACTTTTTAGTGATAATATCAATAACTTTTAATAGTTCGTTTTCGTCAACTTTTTTTGTTGTTTTCTTTTTCTTCTTCTTCATATATGATTTGTGCTAGAGTTTGAGGGGGGTCTGGTAAGTTTAGATCGTGTTGAACATCTAAATTTTCACTAGCAATAATTTTTAGTTCGCTCATAATAATATTGTCAAGTTTCATAATTTGTCCTTGCGTTAAGTGAACAATGTTGTACTATATATTAAGTTAATAGTACACTTTTGTCAAAAAGGAACAATTTTATGGGTAGTTATAAAAAGTGGAGTGATGCAGAAATAGGGTTTGTTAGGGATAATATCAGCTTGTTGAGCGATGAAGAACTGGCCAATAAACTAAGTAGTATGACGGGTGAAAATATTACTTACGGAATGGTTAGACGTCAAAGGCGAAAGCTGGGTATTGTTAAGCCAAGAGGTCGTAGAAAAAAGGTTCGTGATACTCAAGAGCTTCAACCAGAAACCTGAGTTTAATAACAGATTCTGAGATTCAAAGGAGTAGGGGTCGTTTGATTCCTGCTCTTTTTTATTTTATAGGGGGAAACTGGCTATTAAACTGGCCAATTATATATGATGGTGCTTATTGTTTTTGGACCACCGCCGCGTTTTGGGGGTTGAACCCCCCATCGGAGGGAAAACAGAAAAACCCCCCTCTAGTGGGGAAAGATGATATGCAAATACTGTGCCAAAAAAATGGGTGAAGAAACTTTCTCCAACGGATTTTGAGTGATTTTTTTTTGTTGACATGCCGATACTATACTGTAGAATGACAGAAACGAAAAGGGATAAAATGACATACTTTGCACAGATTCTTGATGCGTGGGATTGTGAGTTGGATATTCTTGGCCCATTCAATAATGCGGAAGATGCGGAAAATGCGGCTTGGGCAAAATGGAATGGAAACGATAACCTATACACTGTGCATATCATCAAGAGGCTTCCGGCCTTTCAAGATTGAAAGAAAAATATTCTGGATTTTTTTTCTTGACAAGCCGATATTCTATAGTATACTTGGGGCATGATGATGACAACCACAACCACGAAGGACAGCACGATGACAACCACCTACTCTCCCGTTCACGCTGGCCACTACATTTTCGCCACCCGTAAGGATGGCCGCGATTTTGTGGGCTACATTCAATCCGTCAAGGCTCTGGCAAAGGGTACGTTCGTGGTAGTGAGGATTGCGGACGATGTTGACGGCCCGGTTTATAAGAGTTTCTATCTGGAAAGCCTCGACTCTTGGGCAACCGATGCCGACTATAGCGTTCTCGCCCACGATTATAACCTGTAAGGGTTATATAAGTAGGAAAGATAAAGCGAATCCTCCCCCAAAGGGGGGATAACTGCCAAAATGGCAGAAATCGCCGCCTTTCTGCCAAAATGGCAGCCAACAGCAAATCCTGTGCCAAACTATCTGCCAATATGACAGTGAGGAAGTTTTCACCAATAGATTTTTCCTGATTTTTTTTTGTTGACATACCGATATCTATGGTATAATCAGAGTATCACAAGAGGAGAGATGAAGATGAGAAAGTTTGGAACGGTTCAGATTGGTTTCGGTTTCGAGTGTGAGAAGAACGATGGCAAGCAGTACGCTGGCCATATCGTCAAGGTGGCCGCATACTCTCGCGGTACGCTGGTTACGATTCGATGGGATGACGAGGAAGGCCCGAATCATCGGTCTCTCTACCTTGAAGATTGCAAGGTCTGGTACACTGAGGAGCCCTCCCTAGTCTGAGGGGGTTGTGCAGTCTGGAAAAGTTTGGTAGTCTACATTTTTCACTTCACCAAAGGAATAGATCATGAGTTTCCCGATCATCGAAAATGCCAAGCGTCAAGCCTACCTGTGCTTCGTGGGATTGGCGATCCCTTGCGACAAGCGTACCGTAGACGGCGGAACGATTCGCAGCGAAAAGGTTCTGAAGTTCAATCGGTCTGCTATGCGTGATAGCGTCAACGTCAAGGCCGAAAAGGTTGACCCTCGTATGGGTCTGGGTGAGGATACGATGATTGTGAAAGTGGGGAAGCCGGGAAGCCGTGAGAGGGTAGAGGCTTTGCGGTCGCAGTACGAGGCCACCACCATTATGGGGGAGGAGGTTAGTCCCTTCGCTTGGGAGGGGTAACCCACCCACAAGAGGGGATCTGTCAAGTTGGCAGCCTCGACTGCCAAAATGGCAGAAATCGCGGCCTTTCTGCCAAAATGGCAGCCAAGAGCAAATACCGTGCCAAACCACAAAATATTATTCTGCTATTTTTTTTGTTTGACATTCAAGGATCGTTTGGTAGAATGCCGATATACCTAGTAGCAGGAGAAAGAAAATGCTTACTTCCAAAATGATTAGCGATGCGGTTGCCCAGATTTGGGCTAGCGAGTCTCATAACGTCACGATCATCTATGGTGTTTCGTGCCGCGATGGTAGCGAGGATTTCCAGGCCGAGTGTGGCATTGATCGTCGCCGGTTGACCGCTAGGAACTACCGCGAAGTGTTGAACGATATGTTCTACGATTACTGCTGCAAAAATGCCGCTTGGATGGGGGTTTCGTAATCCCCTTTTGTGGGGGTTGATTTGTCTTATCCGATCCTATCGGATTGGCAAGGTGGGCTATAG